GGTTCAACGCCAATGGTTATTAATTTAAAATTAAAATTTGAAGCTATTAATGATTCGGCTAAAGATGTTGTGGAGCCATGTAGAATACTTCAATCATTAGCTTTGCCATCTGAGCCAGGAACAGAAGCGGATACTGCTAATGTAAAAGATAGAGCGGCTGAATTTGCTTCAAAGCCAGGATTGACAACAGCATCGGAACTTATTAAATCATTGCCATTGCTTAGTCCGCCAGGTCCGTCTCCGTTTTCATGGGAGGGAATATTAAGTTCAAGAAAGCCAGTAAATGAATTGAATATTTCAAGTATTGTAGAGGGTACAAAAGGAGGCGATAGAATAATTCTTCAATTGGGCAAATTCTTAAATTTTGACGATGTTATTATTCGAGAAGTATCAACAGCTTATCATATTAAAATGGATACATTTGGAGATCCAATTAGTGCGGATATAAATGTTGTGCTTGAAACATATGAAATACCAACAGTGCAAACATTATCCCGTGCATATGAAAAGACAACATTAGGCACAAGTATAGAAGAAAATGAAACTGAAGGTATTCGTAGAGAATTTCATATTACTTCGTTTTAGGTTAAAAAATGGATAGAACAACTTTTTATCATATTGAAACAGTTGATGGTGTAAACGAACTTGACTTTTTACATAATGCACTATCAGAGTTTGAGATGTCGTATCCACCAACATATTATCGAGTTAATGGTACAGATGTAATGCGTCCCGATTTAATTTCATATCGATACTATGGAACAGTTCGTTTTTGGTGGATAATTATGTTAGTGAATGGAATTGATAATCCACTTACAGGTATAACAGTTGGTGACATATTAACAATTCCAAGTAAATTAGATATTTACGCTTTTCAAAAGAAATATAGAGTTCGGAGATCTAAATAATGCAAGCCATTGGAGGATACAAACTTGGTTTAACCATAGGTGGTACTTACGTTCCTCTTCAGGCTGGAATGGTTCAAGAGCTCACTATAACGCAAGATATAGACCAGTTGCTGCCGTCTTTTAAAATGACTTTGAGAGAACCAACTGGAATTTTGGGAGAGATAGTTCCACATGATAAAGATGCTAATAGCATTGGTCTTAAAATAACTGGCTCTCTTGGAGAAGAGTATAGTAATGAATTTCAATTTCTTGTGAAAAGAAGAAGAGCTACTTTTGAAAAACAATATTCTATAGAGGGAATATTAAATGTAATTGATTTACTTGATCCACCTAAATCAAGAGCTTTAACAGGAAATGTTTATACTTCTATTTCTGATATTGTTTCGGATGAATTAAAAATTCCGGATGCAGAAATTGGTCAATCTTTGCAATATAGTAAAACTATAATTCAACCATGGTGGACAAATGCTCAATTACTTCGATTTCTAAAAGGTAATTTGTTGGGAATTAATGGACAAAGTGGATATTATTGTTTTATTAAAAATATTAGAAGCTTACCAATATTTGTATTTAAAAGTCTTGATGAAATAGTTGAACAAAGTGTAGCAGCCAATTTTATGATTGGGCACAAACAGTATGAGGATTTTTATCCTGTAGTAGATTATCAAGTTTTGGATAGTTCTCAACTTATTTCACAATTTAGTGCAAAACAGCAATCTTATGCTTGGTTTGATTATGCTACTGGAGTTTATAAAAGCGGTAGTGTAGGATATACTGAATATCCATCTCTTTCTGAGCAATTTTTAATAGATGAGGATAACGATACTCAGGGAACATTAGAACTCCATACAGGTCGTTCAAATGATTTTCATGAAGATTTTGAAGGTAAAATAAAAAGTAAATATTATGGAGCTCTTACTGGTTTAGTGAGTATGTGGATATCAGCTTGGGGCAATGAAAGTTTAGCGCCAGGTGATGTTGTAAAAGTAGTTTTTAATGAAGCTTTTGCCAGCGGAGATTTTTATCTATATCAGCATTCTGGATATTGGCTTGTGAAAAGAGTTGTTCATGTTTTAGGTTCTTCTTTTTTAACTAATATTTTATTAACGAGAAGTGGAATCGATTCTTCAATTGAGAATACTTTAATTATGGCGGAACGTTCTAAGAGAAATGATTAAGTTTAAAAATGATAATCTAAAATTTTCAGGTAATTATCGTGGTGAAGTTATGAGTAATACTGATCCAGATATGCTTGGAAGAATTAAAGTTAAGATACATGGTGTATTCAATGGAATTGCTACTGCTGATATCCCTTGGGCAATACCTGCTTTTCCAATATCTCGTGGATCTGGTTCAGGATTCGGTTATTTTTCTGTTCCTGAAGTAGGCTCATTTGTTTGGTGTTTTTTTGAACAAGAAGATGTGTATCAACCAGTTTATTTCGCGGAGGCAGCTGATGGAGTTCATGGGCTTCCTTCTGAGCGAACAACAAATTATCCCAGTAGAAAAGTTCTTAAAACAAAAAATGGAATAGTAATTTATATTGATGACGCAAGCGGAAGCCAAGAAATTAAAGTTAGTCATCCATCTGGCTCATATGTAATGATAGATAGTAATGGCAAAATTCTAATTCATGGAGGAGATATTACTATAGATGGTGGAGCCATTGTAATTGATGGAACGTCGGTTAGTATAAATCCATAGGTATTGGTATGGCAAAGAAAATAGCTTTAAAAGGTGATTCCAGTAGTCATGGCGGTAGCATTATAACTTCGAATCAAGATGGAAGTTTTGATGTTGGTGGAACAGAAGTTGCGGTTAATGGAGCTCAACATAGTTGCCCTCTTGATGGACATGGTACAACTTCAATAACAGCTATAACTACAAAAAGTAAATGCAATGGAAAACTTATACTAACTGAAAATGCAGTTGCAGGATGCGGAGCTTTAATAACACCTCCTGATAGAAATGTATATGTGGAGTAAATATGGCTGAACAAATAGGCGAAATTTGGAGTGATATAGATCATCGATTAGTTCAAGATGCTCAAGGACTATTGAAGAAGGTTATCAATATCAAAGCTGTTCAAACTTCAGTTGATAATATTCTTCGAACAAGAAAAGGTGAAAGAGTTATGCTTCCTGAATTTGGAGCTGGCCTTAATGATATAGTATTTGAATCGATGAATAGTCCATTGATAGATTTAATATCTCGAGATCTTAAAAATGAAATAGAAACATGGGATGACCGAGTAACAGTTACTCAAGTTCGATATCTTGATGACCCGGATAATAATTCCGCAGTGATTGAAATTAGTTTTACAATAAAAGGATTTTATAAAATTTTTAAGCAGGAAGTTTCTATAAAAGGGGAGGCCTCTTAATGTCTAATTTGCTGAATTATACACAATATAATTTTGAAGACCTTGTCCTTCAACTTCAAAATAGATTGAAAGCTGAGGATTCATGGAAAGACATTTACAGATCTGGAACTGGCGAAATGCTAATAGAGGTTTTAGCTTATGTTCTTAATGTAGGATTGTACTATACTGAGCGAAGAGCAGAGGAATCTTATTTGCCAACAGCTCAACTTCTTTCAAGTGTAAAAAATCTGGTTCAATTATTGAATTATCAGCCTAAGAGAAAAACATCTGCTACAGGAAATTTAACTTTTAGTATAGCGGCTCCACTTTCAAAAATAGTTTATATTCCAAAATACACAGTATGTGAATCTGTAGATGGAGTTAAATTTTTGACTAATGAATATGCAGCCATTGAAAAAGGATTAACATCTATTTCAATTGATTCAATTCAAGGTATATTGAATCAATTAGAAATAACTTCTAATGGTTCGATAACACAAGAATATAATGTAAATAATACCTCAATTGAAAATTCAGCAGATGTAACTAATCCAACTTTAAGAATCATTGTAGATGGTGTTGAATGGACTAAAGTAGCTTCATTTATAAATAGTTCAAATGTTGATCAACATTATCGTGTTATTAATGAAGCGAATGATACTATAACAATTCAATTTGGTGATAATATAAATGGACAAGCTCCTAATTCAGGAGAGACGATTATCATTCAATATATTGAGTCAGAGGGATTAGATGGTAATGTAACATATGCTGATAAAATTACAACACTTAGTTCAACTATTTATGATGAAGATGGAGCAATTGTAACAGTTACAGTAACTAACGATGATACTCTTCTTGGTGGTGATAATGCGGAAGGTATTGAAGAAATTCGGTATGAAGCTCCACGAGTATTCAAAACTGGAGATAGAGCTGTAACTAAAGAAGATTTTATAGCTATTATAGAAAATTATGCTGGAGTTGCTAATGCTAATGTTTGGGGTGAGAATGAAGAAGCAATAGAAGAAGGTGTGCCAGCTGATTATGAAATGCTTAATAAAGTTAAAATGGCTATAATTCTTCAGAATTGGGAATTGCCTGGAACAACTTTTAAAGAAACATTATCAGCAGATATTTATAATAAGTCAATGATGACTGTCAAATATGAATTTGTTGATCCTGTTATATTATATGTTATTCCAGTTTTGGATGTTAAAGTAGCTACAGGACATTCATTATCGCAAACACAAGCGGATATAGAAACAGCAGTAACAGCTAAATTTGTTCTTGGAGATACAACTAAGCTGGGAACAATTGTAAAATATAGTGAAATTATTTCTGCAATTCATGAACTTGTAAATGTTGCTTATGTGAGTATGTATTTAGAATTAAAGCAATCTTTAAGCGATTCATATGATTCACAATTTGATTGGGGAGCAACGCTTAATGCTTTAGATGTTAAACCAGAAACAGTTCGTTTACATATTGATGATAATTATGTTGTCACTGATGTTGATCAAGGAGATGGAACGGGAACATTTACTCATGCAAGTATTTCAAATGCTACGATAAATTATTCTACAGGAGTCATTACTTTAGATACTGCTGCTCCTCCTGATACTGGAGTTACTGTAAGATATCAACAAGATGAAAATGATAATATAATTCCTTTGGCTCGACAAATATGTAAATTAGATGATGTCGATATAAATACAATTAGCATGGAGTAAGAGAGTAATTAGAACATATTTGAGGATTTAATAATGAATATTGAACATATTTGGATAATGAGGCACATTCATAACGGTGAAGTTATCTTTGAAATGGAAAAGAAAAATATCATTCCTGATGAGGGTGAAAAAGCTTTTGTAGATACTTTTTATCGTGATAATGGTGCTGTATACTTTGCTTCTCCTATGTTTTGGGTTGGTTTGTATCAAGGAAATGTGAGTGAATCGACGACGCTTACTACTATTCCAAATGAACCATCGGGTAGTGGATACTCTCGACAGTCCATTGAAAGATCTGCGGTAGGATGGCCTACTATAGAACAACATGAAGGAGATTGGCGTGTGGTTTCTCAGACAATTTCATTTACAGCGACTGGTGGGAATATTGGACCAGTTAGTGGTGCCTTCTTGGCTACTTCATCTGATGATAGTGGTGTATTAATGGGAGCATTATCATTTGTATTTGAAAGAACTATTCCTGCTGGTGATATAATTGAATTTGAAATAAGATCAAAACATAAATAAAGGAGAATTAAAATTAGCGTTGTAAAAGACCATTATTCTGGGACAGCGGCACCATATCTTGCTCTTACTTTAGACAATTCTGATGATTGGGCAGGACAGACTTTTACTGCTTCAAGTTCATATACTCTCACTACAATTGAAGCTTATCTTAGTAAAGGTGCCGGAGATAATATTGGGAATATCGATGTAGAATTATATGGTGTTGATGGAAGTGACCATCCAGATATAGTAGGTGGCATTTTGGCTTCTGGAACAATTACTAATTCTCAAGTTTCCGATTCTATTCCTAATTGGGTTTCTTGTACATTAAGTTCTCCCTATGCTCTCACAGAGTCAACAAAATATGCCATAGTTATCCATGGAGATTCCCTGAGTGCTTCTATAACAATGGTATGGTCTTACGATAATGATGGAGCATCTTCAGATTATCCCGGTGGAGATTTAGAATGGAGTACTAATGGAGGAAGTTCTTGGTCTACAACCACAACTCATGACTTATTATTCAGATGTCGTGATGCATCATCCAGCCCGGAATTAACTGTGTTGGTTGGAGATAGAATTACTTCTGGTTCAGGTGTAGCTTCAGTGTGGGCTTATAACAATAACGGAGAACTTCAGTGGACATATGATACTGGAAATAATACTCTTGATGTAGTTATAGATTCTAATAATGATGTATACGTTTCTGGGCAGGCTGGTAATGACGGAAGTGGAACAAAAAATCTTTGGAAATTTGATTCTGTAGGAAATAAATTAGGAGGTAGATATGTAAGAAGTACTACCTATGCTTGGGACTTAGCTTTAGATAGTACAGGAAGAATCATTGTGGGTACTGGCCTTGGAGCTGCTCGAGTTCAAACTAATTTAGCTACTGAGGAAGTAATTACTTCATCTGGCACAATAGGAGGTGTGGCTGTTGATACAAATGATGATAGTATTTACATTGGTTCTGGTGGAACTCCTGTAAATTTACGTAAATATAGTTCAAGTTTGGGAGCACCTCTTTGGCAAAAAGATCCTTCTACTGGGGCAACTGTTACTGACATAGCTATTATGTCTAATCAACGAGTATTAATATCTTTGAATTACTCCGCTGGAAAAAAGGTTCTTTATAGTTGGGATAAAGATGGAAATAATCAATTAGATTATGATGGAGGAATAACTACTAACGCAGATAGTGTGGCAGTGGATAGCAATAATAATGTTTTTCTTGTAACAAATGACACCGCAACAAAAACTTTTGTTTACCTTAATTCTTCTCTGGTGGAACAAGATTATCTTGACCATGGAGCTATACTAAGAAGAGCTATGGTATCCGATGACGATGATAAACCTTATGTTGTTGGAATAAGAAAAGGTTCTGTACTTTGTTGGAAGTATGATAGTAGCGTATTAGAAGACGCAATACAATGTCCTACAGATGAGATAGAGGGAATTGCTTTTTCAAGTGGCGCTTCTATAACTCCATTAACAACAAAAAATGATTATTTTACTGATGGTGCAGGAGCAATAAATTTTCAAGGAACTAATTGGCGAGCACAAACATTTACAGCTAATGGAAATTATAGTTTAATAGGTATCAAGTTGGGATTTTATCGTCAAGGCTCGCCTGGAGATACTACACTTTCTATTCGAGCAACTGATGGAACGGGTAAACCTACTGGAGCAGATTTAGCTACTGCAACTTTTGATTCCAATCTTACTACTCAAACTTCAGGTGAATGGCGTTACTATGAACTTTCCAGTCCTCTTTCATTAACAGATGGAACGAAATATGCTATTGTAATGGGCACTCCTTCTGGTGATATATTTAATAGGTTATTATGTTTAGCTGACCTTATTATGCCGATGGGTTATCCTGATGGAGATTGTTATGATTCAACTGATTCAGGGAGTTCTTGGACTATTGATAATGTACGAGAGCTTTTGTTTGAAACAATTCGATTAATTATTATTCCACCAAATATAACAGATGAATCAGCAAGTTCAGAATCTATAGCGGGAGCGCAAGTTGATTTATATGTAACGGCAACAGGAGATCCGGCACCAACATATCAATGGTATAAAAATAATGTTATTATACCTGGTGCAACAAATTCAACTTTGACTGTATATCCATTTGTTACTACAACATATAAATGTAAAGCCACTAATGATGGTGGAGTGGATTGGTCAAATGATATGGTTATTACTGTTAAACCAAATCCTCATAGATATAATCCATATAACTTACCTTTAGATTCTGAAAGGATAACATAATATGGCTACAAATTGGCATCTTGATGATGGTTATCATTTAGACCAAAAATATGGTGAAGAGTTAGTTCACGAAGTTGAACTTACTATGGATGTGACTTATATCGCTCATCCTCTTACTGGTATAGAATTAGTAATGATAGGTGAGTTGGATACAAGTCCTATTCAAACAGTTGGACTTGATTTACTTCCACTAATTCCCGAAAAATTTAGGGATGTAGTTGATCCTTTAGCTGAAGCAGAAGAACTTGCTATTTTAGAAGCATATATTAAAGAAGCTGGAATTCAAGTTAGTGGTTGGTTGACAAGTGTTCAAAATATTGTGAGGCTTCTTAGTCCATATACAGTTGGAACGATTCCTTATCTAAGATATTTGGGAGCTCTTATTGGAGTTGAATTTTCTCCAGAAGATGAAGCTACTGAAGCAAGCTTACGAAAAGAATTACAGCATGCTATTGATTGGTATAAGTTAAAAGGAACATATGAATCGATACAAATTTTAGCTTTAATACAACAATTCCAAGTAAACTTTTATGATATGTATACAAATGATTATGTTAATTTTTATATGACAGAATGGTTTGTAGGAGACGAGGATGAAAATCCACCTGGCTTTGATAGTTCATATTACAAGTCACCACATTTTGGATTAGAAATAGTATTGAATAAGGTATTTCAAGAAGGTTCTGTAGCATATCTTTGGAGAACAAGTTACTTAAATAATTTAGCTGCTCAAGTTGAAAAGACAAGGCCGGTTCATACTGTTCCTCATTATTTATTGTTATTAAATCCTAAGACAGATGAATTTGGGCATATCATAGAAGTAGATGGCGAAATAAAAACTAAAATACATGGAACATGGCAAGTTTCAACCAAACATTTTGATATGATTGGAAGTGGTGAAGAATGGAACTTTGATGATGGAACCTTTTTTGATCAAAATGCTGAAGCATTTATCAATTCAATTTCAAAATGGGTTTTTGGTACTGGCGGAAGTTTTGATATAGATAATCCAGCAATAACAGGAACAGTAGATAGTGTCACTATTACTAATGAAAAAATTACATTTGAATTTATAGTACCAAAAGCCGAAGTTCAGGATGGATTAAATGAACTTGGTTTGTATATTCCTGGCGCTCCAGATGTTTTAGTTTTATCAAGTATCTTTCCAAAAATTGATAAAGGAAATAATGTAGAATTAAGAGTAATTGTAGAAGTATTCAAGACAGATTTAGCTCCAGAAGAACCTGAATCTGGAGTGAGTGGCCCAAGTGGCTCTGGTGTAGGATCATCATTCTTGCCAAGTGAATCTTAAAATATAGGAGAATAAATATGCCAGCTGATGTAGGTAATCAAGAAGTAACCTTGAAATTTTATGACCCTGCCGCAAGTAGCGAAGTTAATGCTCGCTTCAAAGATATTCGGCAATTGGGAATATATAAAGGAGGACGTTTGAGTATTGTGGATAATACTCACGCATCAATATCTCCTCTTGTTTGTGAAATTTCTGATGGTACACATCAAATAAAAGTTGAAACCACAATAGCAGTAACTTTAACTGTTGCAGAAGCTACTCCACACGTAGTTCTCAGGTGGACATATGTAGGTTTGACTTCTGATTTTATGGAAATATTAGTGGTAGCTACTCCTTCTGCAAATGATTTAGTAGTAGGAAAATGTAGTTTTGGTGGAGGAGCTCTTCAGGGATTTACTTATGGGGATTCTTCTTATCCACGTTCTACTCCTAATACACAAGAATTACACTTAAAGGTTGAGCCAACAGAAGCCACAGAATTAAAAGTAAGAATTCGAGCAGGACGAGTTCAAAATTCAGAGGGATATATTGATGTCATAGATCAAAAAAGTAATATATTTGTTCTTCCAAGTTCGGATAGTAAAGTTTATTTAGTTTATGTTGACCGATTAACAGGTAATATTTTAATTGATGATACAGGAACTGAAGCGGCTTCTCCCGTGGCACCAGAGTATGGAGGAAAAATGGTATTGGCTGAAATAACTTTAGATAGTACAGACACCAACATTACTTCTGATAAAATAAAAGATGTTCGAGAATTTTTGTCAAACAAAATTGGCTTTGTAGTGGAGGGAAGAACTTCTGATCCTTCTAATCCTGGTACTGGTCAAGTTTGGTTAAGGACAGATTTATAATGGCAGAAATAGGACTTAGAATTTGGGACGGTAGTCAGATTATTGAAATTCCAGTCGATACTGATTATGCCAGCCATAAACTTAGAATAGCTAAGAATGGTACAATATATGGGATTCCTTTGATTGACCCATCTTCGCCTGGAGCTCTACCAATAAGAATAAATATTGGTACGCCTGCAGTGCCAGATATCAAAGCAATTGGAACTCTGGGTTATTATGAGTTGAATTTACTTCGAAGACAATATTCAGGTTTTGGAAATGTTGCTTGGTATAATATAGTTACAAATGGAATTCTTACTGGAACAGATCCATATCTTGTTTATTCTACCACACAAGGTAACTGGACTCCTTCTCCAACAGAAACTGAAACTTTAAGATTAAATATTGATGGTTCGCATACTACTTATGGAAAACATCCAGTACTTATATTTGAGGGTAGATTTCGAGTATATGAAACTTTCAAAGTTAGAGTTTATTGCCGAGGTGGAGGCAATCATCAAGGTTGGATAGGCTCTCCTACAACTAATACATATCAAAGACAAGATTCTACTACAATTTTAATAGATGGCTCACCAACAACAATTTCAGTAGGAGGCTGGTCTGGTTGGATAAAACAAGTTAATTGGTATCCAGGCGATCATGGCTATGGTCGTTGGCGAGTAAGAGTTCATAATGCAGCAGCTAATTATTTTGATGTTCAAGTATATTGTGAAGAAGTAGATGAACAATATGATAGTTCAAATGCTTTAATAGATGCTTATTGTGAACCAGCACCTTAATTAATAAAAGGAAAGTAATATGGGAACAACTAATCACGGCACTCAAGAAATGACACATGAATACTACGAAGAGGCAACTGCTGAAGAATTTAATAAAAGAAATATAGATATGCGTCCAAGAGGAATTTATAAAGGCGGATATTTAACAAAAGTTACTGATTCTGAGATTACTTTATCAACCTTTACTGCAGAAATAGGTGACGATGATGAACAAATAAGTGTAAAAACATCGACTTCTGCTACACTTAATGCTACTACGCTTGATTCAGGAGCTATTACTTCAGGAACTCCTTTCATTATACTTCGTTGGAATTTTGTGGAACAGCAAAATAACTATGTTGAAGTTCATGCTATTGATGCTGCTGCATCAGCTTTAGCTAATGATATAATTGTTGGTAAATGTGTTTTCTCTGGATCAACTTTAACTGGATTTGATTACACAGATAGAACACTTTTAAATATTTCTGATTTACTTTTAAGAGTAGAAGTTGATACAGGATTGTATGTAAGAGTTCGAGCTGGTAGAGTGCATGATTCTACTCAAAATATCATTGTACCAGAACAGTTGGTTGGGCCATTTAGTGTTCCAGGTTCTCCAAATTCCAGAATTGATTTAGTATATGTGGATACAGATGGCACGGTTAAAATACTTCAAGGTACTCCAGCAGTAAGTCCAACAGCTCCTAATTATGATAGTAGAAAAGTATTAGCAGAAGTTAGAATTGTAAATGGTGATACAAGTATTCCAGCGAATAGAATTACCGATGTTAGAACTTTTACAACTGTTTCTTCTGTTTCTTTAGGAGGGGCATGGGATTCAGGCTGGTTTGCTGCTTCGCCTGGTGGTGTATATGACTTAAATCATAACTTGGGCACTACAAAGATAATTTTCCAAATACAATTTTCTCAAAGTTCGGATGGTTCTAATCCCGCTGAAATTGGATGGTTTTATGACCACTCTCATGGTGACTTTAGTTGGGCGATAGGAGGACAAGTTACTCTTATAACTACTACTTCTTGTAGAGTAAGAGCTGCTGCGAATTATGTTGGTTATATTGTGGGTGTGGGTTCTTCTTGGGGTGGCTCAGGATATGTCACATCAGGATATTATCGAGTTTTAGCACTTAGTTTAGCCTAATGGCAGTTGATATGGGTATAATAGTTAAACATCGTAAAGGTCCTTTGATTGTGCCGGTTAAGAATAGGCGTTGTAAGGCATCTAATATAACCAGTATCCTTCCGACAGGAGCTTGGAAGAATAGAACTTGTTTTCTTCTTGGGGGAGGTCCTTCATTAAAAACCTTCAATTTTAATCTCATCAAACATGAATTAACTATTGGAGTGAACAAATCTTTTATCAAATTTCCTACAACCATAAATTATGCAATGGATAAAAGACTTTATGATATGGTCACTTATGCACAAAAACCCGAGTGGAAAATACTTCATCAACAATGGTTAGCTTATAAAGGAATTAAAGTCTTTGTAAAACATAGCGTTAAACATAAATATGATGAAAGTGTTTATTTAGTTAATTGGGTTTCAAAAAAGGCTTTAAGTTTTGATTTAAAGAAAGGAATTTACGGTGGGAACAATAGTGGATTTGGAGCATTAGTATTAGCTATTGCTTTAGGTGCTAAAAGAATAGGTCTTTTAGGATATGACTTAAAGACTAAAAGTATACAATCAAGAATAGAAACACATTGGCATGATGGATATTCATTTCAAAGTAAAAGACATTATCAACCTAAACTAAATAAATTTAGAATGTGTTTTGAGGAGTTCGCTCCAGCTATTGCTGAAGCAGGAATTGAAGTTGTTAACTTAAATCCGGATAGTTCTCTTAAATGTTTCCCAAAGGGAGATATTGAAACGTTTAGACAGTGAGAAAGGATAATACAATTATAAAGCCAACACCACCAAAACCAACTATCTCTCCTCGGATTAAGCGGAAGAGACATAGGGTGATTCGTACTCGCATATCAAAAAAAGACCTTCCTCTGACTATGACGTCAACTCAAAATGCAGTCATAAAAAATATTCAAACATTTGACGGTTCAGTCTACATAGTTGGTGGAGGTCCTTCTTTAGCGAATTTTGATTTTAATCAATTTGCTAATAAATGCACTATCACAGTAAACAAATCTATTTTTAATGTGCCGAATCCAAATTACTTTGTTACGGTAGATTATACATTTCTTAGTAAAATTAGGAGACCCTCTTTTAATTTAATATCTGCCACAAAATTCTTTGTTGCTGATCTTAGCCACACATTTATGAAAGAGATAGATGGCTGGATAGTCGATACCAGATATAATATGATATATGACATTCGTGGTTTCGATGCTCTAATTAAAGCTTATAAACAAAGCGGAATTGGATATACTTTTGAGACATTTAAAACAGGATTAAATTCTGGTTTTTGTGCTCTTCAATTAGCAGTTATTCTTGGCTTTACAAAAATATATCTTTTTGGTTTAGACTTAAATAAACAAAGAACTACACATTATCATGGAGGATATGGAGAAGATATAAGGTCTTTTAATGCTAAATTGGATAATTACTTTAAGTATTTTAAAATAGGTTTGGAGAAGTTAAAAAAAGAAAGGCCAGATATTCAAGTAATTTCTTGTTCAAAGAATAGTAGATTGAATAGCGTTATACCTTATATGAATATCGAGGACTTAACATGAGAACTATGATAGGACATTATATTACTGGAATGAATCAAGCCCATAAATGTTGTTCTCCGCATAGAAAGCTTTTTGGTTGTGAGATATGTGGAACTTTTAATGTTTATGTTCCTGAATTAAGAATTCTTGAAAAAGTTCCTTCTATAACAACTGAGAAAGCTAATTATTATTTTCTTGAACTCCAAAAGGGCAAAAACAAATATTATGGTTGGGCAGTAAGAGATCATACAAGTCATCAACGTGGGAATGTTTTAGAAATAGTAACTAAAGGTCTTCTTCCCGATTCTCTTAAATCTGGTGAGATTGAAGTTACAATATTGGAAAAATGGGACAGTAGACAAATAAGGGATTGGGCAAAGCATCAGTATTGGTTTCAAGGATTTTCATTTAGTCCAATAAAAAAGGCGGATAGTAATTTTCTTTGGGATAAAATAAATATTGTTGAATGGTCAAATCGTTCCGTTTTAGATATTGGTTGTCATTATGGGTTCTTCTCATTCAAGGCAAGTGAAGCTGGTGCCAAAGTTGTAGGATTTGATACAAATAATAAATCGCTTGGTATGGGAAGAATTATTCGAGATAGTATTATTCATCAAGATGTTACATTTGTTAATAGAGATCCCAAAACTAATGTGGACATCATTCTTTATCTAAGTGTGCATCATCAACCTGATCCTACTTATAAATCATTAAAGACAAAAATTAATGAATTAAAATGCCGAACTAAAGAGCATTTATTTGTTGAATTAATAATGCCACCTTTATTTCCAAAAGGTAATAGAATGAGCGAGGTTGATATTGATAAGATTGTAGGTGGTGTAGTGCTTGCTACTTATAGACATAATGTGAGAGGTGTGCGAAGAGTATATCAGTGCAAAGGAACTTGTAAATGAGTGAGAAGATAAATGTATTAATTCCTACATTTAATAGAGGTTATATCATCACGGATTGTTTGAGATCTATTGTTGAGCAAACTTATAAAAACTTAGAAATAATTATCTGGGATGATGGTTCAACTGATAACACTCGTGAAATTGTTGAATCTTTTCATGATAAAAGAATCAAATATCATAGCTATGTAGCGAGAAATATGGGTGTATCATTTGCACGAAATATGTTATTGAATTTGATAACTGCTAAATATGCATGTTGGCAAGATTCAGATGATATGTCTAACATTTATCGAATAGAGATGCAGTATAATGCTATTAAAAGTAATCCAAAAAGTTTTGTTTCTACTAATCATGTAAGATTGATTCCACAAAATAAAAAAGAATGTTTTCAATATCCAAAAATTAATCCAAATGATAGAGGTAGGTCTTTTGCTTCTATAATGTTTGAAACTACAAATGTGCCAAGATTTATCGAAGGAGTTGATTTTGGAGGCGAAGATGTTGATTGGGTAAAGGAATTAAAATTACGGGGATTGCAGCGTATCAATATTCCTGAGAGACTGCTATACATTAATCTAAGAAATACGGATAGAATAGGTAATTTGAAATTTAAGCATCCAGAAGAAAGAAGAAAATCAAATCAGAGAAGAAGAGAGTACTGGGCAAGCAAAGATGGATAATATTTCAATTTGTATCACATTAAAAGATAGAGCTGACTATTTAGATATACGTTTACATGATTTACAATTTCAAAATTATGACTTAAAAAAAGTTGAAATTTGCATAGCGGATGGAGGATCTTCTGATAACATAAAAGAAGTGATTGAAAAATGGCATAAAAAGTTTTATCAAATTAAATTTTCTTTTTGTGATAGGGAAGTGCTTCCTTTTAAGATAGCTTCTAATTGTCCAGCTTGTGATAGAAATTCAATGATATGCAACATGGCCTCTTTTGAAAAAGTAATTGTTACAGATCCAGAAGTTTTATTTACTAATGTAAACCAATTGCAAAGTGTAAGTTTAGACTTAAATAACAAAATTGTAATGTTGCATCATAGATGTATTAGATTTGCAGAAGGAGTCAAATATAATTACAAAGGAGATTTTTACGCATTAAATAAACATAATACTGTTGGAAGAGTATTTAATTTTGGTGGTTTTTGTTTAGCTTTTAATAAATCTGAATTCATTAGAAATGGTGGATTTGATGAAAGATACGCTTTAGGATTTGCTGGAGAAGATAGTTACTTTGTTTGGTGGTGGAAGTACAATAGAAAAACTCAATTTGGAAAACATTTAGTAGGGCATTTATGGCATCCTTCGCCATCAATGAACCCAGCTTATCAAAAATTGAGAAGAGAGTATACGTTACCTTTGCATAATAGATTAAAAACTGAGAATGCTTATCCAAATGGTGAGAATCCTAATTGGCAACGGCCTGAGATGATAAAAGGAGTTAAAATATGGAAGAGTTAACAGTACATTGCATGGTGCGAAATGAACCTTTTGTTTATTACGCTGTTAAATCTGTCTATGATTATGTGGGAAAGATTTTACTATATGATACCGGTTCTTATGATGAACATACTTTAGAAGACATTGAATTGCTTTTAAGTGAAGATGTGGATAATAAAATTATATTTGAATACGTTCCAATTGAAGTAGATGAAACTAAATGGACAACTGGTGAAAAATCTAATTGGAAAAATATAGCTTCTGAGGGAAGGAATAAAAAAGGTAAATGGTATGCTCGTGAGAAAATGATTCATGATACTGAATCTAAATTCTTCATCATTTTAGATGGAGATGAGGTATATTATAAAGAGGCAATGGAAACTTTGCAAAATGTTGCGAAAGATTGGCCAAAGGGAAAGATTTGTGGCTTCGTATCTCTTATATGGTTTTTTGATATGGAGCATACTTTTCCTGCATATAGCCGCAGCGGTAGAATATTTTTGACAAATGAAATTGGAATGACTCATACCTCTCCCGGCGAAGTTCATACTCATAAAGCATCTGGTCAAAGAATAAGAAAAAATTCTGGATATTCATTTTGTATTCCAATTAAACCTTACGCTCATTTTGAAACATTTTTAAAGCCTTGGCGTAGGCAAATTGAACCAAGTAAATTACAAAAATTTACAGATGAGTTACCTGAAGTAATGCGAGAGAATCCATTCTTTATTGAAAGATTTTTGAATGAGCGTTCTAATTAAAAATTTATTAGTTAATCGTTCTTGGCTTACCAGAGAATTAGGCATTGCGGGAATTCCAGTGTATCAAATGCCTACTCATATTCCTGCTATCGAAGATTGCCTACACTCTGATAAATTCAAAGGTAGATTTGGTAAATTAGCATATAACGCTATTCAAGAAATTAATACTGGAGGTCGAGGAGGATATAGTAGATTTGAGGATTTCAAAAAGTTAATAGATGATATTAAAACTAATGGTATAAAAAATTCAGTAAGTGGTTGGTGTCTTCATCAGGATAAAATTGAGTTATATGGTGGACACCATCGAGTAGCTATAGCTTATGCCCTTGGAATTGAAAGTGTACCGATTAGATCAATGCCTTTAGATCCAATGGTTAATGTGGGAGCTCCATTAAACAATATACGAAATGTATATAATAAAGTTCCTCAAACTACAACTCTTAAACCAGGTCATTCATATAATACATTTCCTGGATTAAAAAGTATTCGAAAATCAATTGATAGATTAGTTCTTATTTATTCTGATATTATTACGTGTAGTCAAAATAGATTAATTGATCTTGGTTGTAATGATGGCTATTTTGGAGTTGCATTATCGGGACATGATTTTGATGTAACATTTGTTGACAGATGTAAACCATATCTTGATGTTGTTAGAGAAAAATTATGTGCATTACATAGAAGTATTAGAATTTTTCATGAGGATATAGGAACACATATTTTTAGAAATGGATTTAATACTGATATAGTTATTTATCTTGATGTGTTTTATCACACAGTTTTAGAATCGGGATTGGATGTAGCTTATGAACACTTAAAAAGAATTCTTCAATCTACTACTGAACGTATAATTTTTGCTCCTGGTAGATGGGATAAACTTGAGAAGTTAGGATGTACTCAAAGAGATATATTTAATATTTTAGTAAAAAATTCCCGTCAAATTAAATATCTTGGACATGACTTTGATAAAGGATACAGACGTGAAATCTACAGCATCTACAAATGAAAAATGGTCAATTAGAAAAGTTATACAAGAAGCTTCAAAATATAACTCCGTTTTAGATATTGGATGTGGGGCAGGAAGGCTTATTAAACGAATTCAAGCTCCAGTAAGAGTTGGCATTGACGCATGTCAACAAGTTATAGATGAAGCGAATAAAAAGAATAATGGAGTTGTATTTGGTTGTCTTGATTTAATACATTTAGATGCACTTTATCCAGAAAATTATATTGAATGTGTTGTAGGCATAGATATAATTGAACATTTTGAAAAAGAAGATGCTATTAAACTTCTTCAAGAGTGTGAAAGAATAGCGAGTAAATGTTTAATCTTTTTTGTGCCTGTTGGAAATCATCCACAAACAAAAGATGATAGGGGTTTTGGTAACGATCATTATCAAACACATAGAAGTACTTGGTACCCTAAAGATATGAAAAAATTGGGATACGAAGTTTTTCATTATCCTAATTGGCATAAAAATATTAAACCACCAAAAGAGAAAGGAGCAATGTTTTGTCTAAAAAATGTGGAATAGATATACAGAATTCTCCTTTCCATCCATTCAATAGTCAAAAGATATTAGTTCATGGCCGCAGACTTGAGGCAATTATTAATGAACAATATTTACCACCTATTGTTTTAAATTTAGATGTGACTGGAAAATGTCAATATCGTTGCGGTCATTGCCATCATAGACGTAAACAAATTAAGAATCAATGTCTTCCAGATTTATCGGGAAGATTGGCCAGAACTTTACCTTACTTTTTAAGAGAATGGAAAGTTGATGGTGCAAGAGTACAAGGTTGCTGCATTGTCGGAAGTCAAGGAGATGCTTTACTTTATCCACGTCTTCCAAAATTATTGAAGGAGTTACATTTTTCAAAAATTCAAATTGGTCTTGTTTCAAATGGCTACGCTTTTACAGAACAATTATTGAACTATGCTGCTTTCTACAGTTTGTTTATTGGCTTTAGCATGGATGCAGGAACTAAAGAAGGTTATCAAAAAATTAAAAATTGTCCGAAAGATGGTTGGGATAGAGTACTTAAAAATATTGGCCAACTAATAAAAATCATAGATAAGAATAAATTACGAAATGATGTTGGCTGGAAAATTTTAGTTCTACCTGATACTTATCAAGAGATATATGAAAGTTGTGCAATAGCTAAAGATTTAGGTTGTAGATATGTACAAATTCGTCCTGCTGACTTGCCAGAAGAATCGCGAAAATTAATTAATATCGATTCTGTAGAGATGCAAATTACAAAGGCTATTAATGATTTTGAAGTTCCAGGCGAATTTGAAATTGTGGGAGTAAGACATAAATTTACTCCTTCATATACTCAAATTTTACCTAAATATTGTTATTTAACTCCACTGACTGTAACTATAACAAGTGATGGCAAAGCTTATGCATGCGTAGATAGGAGATGTGATAGAAGTGTAATGTTAGCTGATTGTCAACAAGGTGGATGGCAAGCTCTTAAAGAAGTATGGGGAAGTGCTAAACATATTTCTATTGTTCATGATACAATTAACAATGAGGGCAGAGGTCCTGCTTGTTCTATAAGATGCTCAAATTATGGCTATGACAAATTTTTCTTAAATTACTTCGTTGAAGATAATGTTGATAGGAATATGATATAATGTGGAAAATTTGTGCTTTTTATTCAAAAAATACTCGGTATGAAGAGTTATCAAAGAAGCTCATTGAGTCACTAAGAAGATTCAATTTGAATTATGACGTAGCTCCGATAGATGATAAAGGCAATTGGTACGCCAATATGCAGTATAAGCCTACATTTCTTAAGAGCATGCTTAATAAGTATCCTCGACATTCGATAATTTATGTTGATGCAGATGCAATTATTTGTCGCTATCCTAAATATTTTGATAAGCTTGATCAAGAGTCAAATGTAAATATTGCCGTTCATGTCCTTGACCATACTAAATTTAGACGAAAGCATTGCGCTCCAGAAATGTTAAGTGGAACGATTTTTCTTAAGAATACTCCAGAGACAAATCAAATTGTAGATGAATGGATTACGGAGTGTGCAGCTAATCCAAAGCTTTGGGATCAACGTGCATTGGCAACAGTTTTACGGCATCATAAATATCATTTATTGCCGGCAGAATATTGTATGATTTTTGATTATATGTCCAGCATTGAAAATCCAGTTGTTAAACATTTTCAAGCATCAAGGGAAAGTCGAAGAAGAGAACAGCAACAAACTAATCGTAGAAAAAATAAATTACGTTCTGAACCAAGAGTTATAACGAATAATGGTGTTGTGCATATTAGGAGGTTAAATCGATAAAAATTCCAAAGTAGAAAGAGGAAAAATGTATAATTATATTGTAAATATATAGTTTAACTGACTAAGTTTTATGATTAGGAGAACAGTACATGATTTCTGATACAGTAAAAGACAAAATTACCCAAGATTTAGTTAATGGGCTTGAGCCAACCCAGATAGCTGAGAAGCATGGAGTTGGGAGAACAAGTGTTTATCGTATCAAGAAAAAAATGAAAATTTCCACTTCTAAATTAGTGGCAGGAGATGTGCAGCTACGGACAGCGAAGAAACAGTTGCAGGATCAAAAGAAAAGATATCGTCAAGCTCTTGATCAGATAGCAGAGTTAAATAAAGAGCTTAATCAGTATCAGCAGCTTTCTAAGTTAAGTTCAATCATTATTCCAGAGCATTGGAAAGTTGAACAAGAGGAAGCAAAAGAAGTTGTTGCCTTTGCTTTATCGAGTGATTGGCATATTGATGAAATAGTTGTTCCAGAAGAAATTGGATTTATAAATAAATATAATCCAGAGATAGGAAAGAAACGAATTGAGACATATTTCAAAGTTGTTGTAAATCTTCTTGATATGTGTCGAAGTAGGTCAGTGATTAATAGATTAGTTCTTGGATTACTTGGTGATGCTATATCAGGTTGGATTCATGAAGAGCTAATGGAAGCCAGTGACATGACACCGCCAGAAGCTGTGCTTTTAGCATTTGAATTATATGTTAGTGGCATTGATTTTCTTTTGAAACATGGAGACCTTAAAGAAATTGATATAGTGTGTTGCTGTGGAAACCATTCCAGAATAACTAAAAAGAATGAAGTTAAAAGAGCTCACAAAAAATCATACGAATGGTTGATGTATCAGTTTCTTACTAAATGGTATGCAATGAAGGGTGAGACTCGAGTTAAGTTTAAGCTTCCTGAGGGATACTTTAATTGGATAACTGTTTTTGATAATGATATTCGATTCCATCATGGTAATGGAATTAGATATGGTGGCGGAGTCGGTGGAATACATATTCCATTAAGAAAAGCTATTGCTCAATGGAATAAAGCAAGAAAAGCTGATTTAGATATTATGGGACATTGGCATACTCGAGAAACCAGTTCGAGCTATGTTCTTAATAGTTCGGTCATTGGATATAATGAATTTGCTCAACATATCAAAGCGGATTATCAACCACCAGAGCAAGCATTCTTTATTATCCACCCTGAATTTGGTAAGACTGCAGAATTTCCAATCGTATTAGATAAGAGGAGAAATTAAAACATGATCAGTAGTGAGTTAGTAAATGTGTTGTTCGGAGGATTTGCTAAATTTGTTAGCAAAATGACGCATAGAGAAGTGAAGTTTGAAGAGATAAGCAGGCATGAAGTGATGTCACAACTTACGCATAAGATAAATTCTTTCTTTGAGCAGGCAACTGAAGCGTTGGGAGATCCTTCAATGCAGGTTTTGGGAACTCTTGAACCAGGAAAAATCTATTGTATTCAAGTAGATATGAAAACAGTTAACTGGGATACACTTACACAAATAGCAGATGTTTTGTTGGAGAAGAATATCTTATTTGTTGTAGTTGATAAAGATATGAATTTTGTACCAATGCCGGAAGGATATGAAGCTATTACCGAAGAAGATTAGTTTATAGTCTCTTACTTTCTCACTTTGAATTGGAGTGTGGCAATGGAATTGCCCGCTCCTTTTCTTTTTGATTGTGGTGACTGGCGATCACCAAGTGATCATGATCTCATTTGATTATACCTGGAGGCAAGATTCCATACTTTCCATACACGTAGTCTATTGCCTTTTTATTTAGCTGAAATAGAAATGGAGTAGTTGCTGGGATTTTCATTTCATTCTGCCAAAATCTTTCATGCATAAATTCTTTACTATTGTATCGAGCTATGTGATATCCTAAACCATTAGTAGCATCAGGAGGAATATTTCCTATCTGTATTTGAATTTCTTCAAATTCTTGTATTGATACTACTGATTTTAATTCTAACTTAGAACCAAGTACATCTTTCATTGGAACTATTTCATTTGAAGAAGTACATCCTGTTAGTAGTGAACTTAATATTATAGCTAAAATGGTAACTATTAAAAACAATTTATTTTTCATTCTACTATCCTTTGATTAAAGTACAAAGCTAATTTTTTCCAAATTTCTTCTTTATCATAAATATCTAAATCAATAGTTGATGGAAATAATTTTCTCATTCCACAAGCACGACAGTTGAGAACATTCCAACCTTCTAATACTTTACGCATATCAACAAATCCATTGCAAATAACATGTTCACCTATGCAATCACTACTTTTACATCCTCACAACAATCTTGGTCATGCTGCATCCGTACGATTTCTTTATCAGTCGTGTGAAAAACTATATAATCATCACCCACTTTGATTTTTTTAAGCGTCTTGCCTATGAAATTTTCTATTGGATATTTGTTATAGTCGTACATTTTATTCCTCGTTG